GCCTGCTGCCTGCTGCCTGCTGCCTGCTGCCTGCTGCCTGCTGCCTGCTGCCTGCTGCCTGCCTCAAAAGTTTGCTAGGGCCTTGAACCCTTTTTTTAATACATGGGGGTGGGGTGCTTCACTCAGAAACTTTCTTTCGTCCTACCGTGGTATTACAGGTTTACGAACAACCTTACACGCCCACAAGAACCTCTGATGGAGTGATGCCCTCCTACCGTGGTATTACAGGTGTTCTATATAGAACACTACACGCGCATCCCCCAAGAACACTACACGTGCACCCCCAAGAACAACCTTACATGTCGTCCTACCGTGGTATTACAGGTGTTCTATATAGAACACTACACGTGCACCCCCAAGAACACTACACCAAGGTCCTTACACCAAGGTCCTTACACCAAGGTCCTTACACCAAGGTCCAAATCGCTACCCCCTTACCCCAAAGCTCTACCATTACCACCAAACACCAAACCCGAAACCGCCCGTACCTTTAAAGTTCATCTGTAGTACCCTTACAGGATACGTAAGATTTCATCTGTAGTACCCTTACAGGATACGTAAGATTTCATCTGTAGTATTTTAGACGTGTTTTCTACTTGACACGCAAGACTAGAACAGCTATGCTTTAGGAGTACCCTTAAACAATCACCCCAACCGGAGCCACCCCTTGAAAGTATCGACACGTATAAATGGCAGAGTCACCTCAATAAAGATAAAGGACTCAATACTAGCCCTGCACTGGTTAATCAATGCCAACCCCAAGACACCAATCCAAGACCATGCTAAAGACACTTGTCATATGATCATGCAGACGTGGACTGGGAATACAGGTAAAGGTTGCTCACAATTCGTTACTGATACTGTACTTGAACAGATGCTAGACCCCAAAGACATACAAGCCTTTTGGACTGCTATTGCTAGACTTGAAAGACTTGAAAAAGGAGACCGCCGATGAGAAAGCTCAAACGTAAGGGGACAAGTACAATATCCCCTCCTGTTACAGATGCTGTACTGACCCCTAAACGTAGACGCTCTGCATCAAAGAGTATCCCTTCTGAAGTCCAGAATCAAAGTCCAGAAGGTTCAGGAGTTAACATAGAGTTAGAGGTACTACCAGAGCCTAAAATCATAAAGAGATACCCAAAGCAGGTATGTGCATCAGAAGGTTGTTCTCACTGGGCTGTTGGTTCAGGCGATGTATGCAGAAAGCACGGTGGTAATCCTGTAATACCAGAAAACCTTATCACACCCGATCAGATGACTGACTTGCAGCTTATGTCTATATACGACCCTGTTAAGCACCCGATGTTGTATATTGAATGCAGTAGGGCTGGGATGTCAGAGGTAGAGATTGCTGCACAGATGGAAGTATCTACACCTACCATTAAAGCATGGAGTACCAGATACGCGGAATTTAACTCAGCATTTGAAATAGGTAAAGGAATGCAAGAGGCGTGGTGGTTGACAGAAGGTAAAGATAACCTTGATAATAGGAATTATAATACTGGGATGTTTAAGTTCTTGACTGGTAATAAGATTGGTTACAGCGAGAAGATTGAAAGCAAGAATTTACATGTGCATGCTGGTGTGCTGAAGGTTCCTGCTGCTATGACCGCAGATGAGTGGGAGGATAAAGCTAATGAATAAAATGAATGCTGCACAGAAACGTTGCATTGCAAGTATGCAACAGATGAAGATGAAGCCCAAGAGTACGCAACAGATGAAGCCCAAGAGTACGCAACAGATGAATGCTGCACAGAAACGTTGCATTGCAAGTATGCATCAGATGAAGAGCCGAGGTGGTCAGCAAGGGAAGTACAAAACATTTGGGCGTAAAGTACGCTGCCTTGAAACTGCCAAGTGGTACATGAACATCAAGCAGAAGAATAGCGCAACTGAAAGAAGCGAAAAGGCTATTGCTAGATTAGATCTAGAAATGATGCAGAAGTGTATTGATGCGAGTCACACACCTAAAGCATCAGGTAGACGCATTGTGACAAAAGAACTGACCTTTGATATAGAAGCTGCAAGGGAGCGTGGTATTCAAATGCATAAGGATCACCCTCATATTGCTAGGATAGCATCTAAGGCTGCAAAAAAGCAACGTCAGATCCAAATAACAGAACGTGGTGGTGTACCCGTGCAGAAGATTGTCTGGTGCCAACGAGAGAAAAGCGTAGGGGTTCAAATAGCATAATGGCTGAACAGAATGTAATATGGTCACCCCATCCTGGATCACAAGAATTGTTCCTACCTTGCCCTGCCGATGAAGCCTTAATAAGTGGAAACCGAGGTGGTGGTAAATCCCAACCATTGGATTCCTTAATATTAACCCCATCAGGTTTTGTGCCAATGGGTTCATTAAAGGTACATGATACTATATGTAACCCAGATGGTACAAATCAAGAAGTACAGGGTATTTATCCACAAGGAACACAAGAAGTATACAGATTATTTTGTGCTGATAAATATGTTGAATGCACGTTAGATCATTTATGGAGAGTGCACTCTAATAAACTAAATGAAACTATAGTAGTAACTACCAAGCACCTTATTGATACTATTTCTGATGGGTACCTACTAGCAGTGTACAAAGGTATAGGCAGATCAAGGTTTACAGAGATTACATCTATTGAGAGTACCGGTCAATCTAAAGAATGCCAGTGTATTAAGGTTTCTTCAGAGAACAGCCTGTACATAACAGATAATTTTATTGTTACACACAATACTGATGTTCTGTTAATGGATTTCTTGCAGCATGTAGGCCAAGGGTTCGGCCAAGAGTGGCGTGGAATCTTGTTCCGTGAAGAATATACTCAATTGACAGATATTATCAATAAGAGTATGAAATGGATCAGTCAAATATTCCCAGGAGCTAAATATAACGGTTCAGAGCATAAGTGGACTTTCCCCGAAGGGGAGCAGTTATACCTACGATATATGCGGGTACCTTCGGATTATTGGAATTATCACGGTCATGAATATTCAATAAAATCAAGTACTTACGTGCTTATGGGGGATAATTCATACAGAGAAGCAAAAGATGTTAAAGTGGGTGACTTTCTTCAGACACTGCAAGGCCCGAAGAAAGTCAATAAGGTTTTTAGGTACAGTAAGCCAGCTATACGAGTTTCTGTTTTAGATGAGGATTCGCGTTTAGTAGGAGAGCAACTTCAGGGGATAATGCACCCTGTGCTGACCACCGACGGATGGCAGAGGCCAGGGTTGTCCTGTTTGTCCCAAATTTCTGAGCAGTCTCAAGTTGGGAAATCCCTAATAAAAGAAGTTTCTCAATTTCTTTCTGGTGTACATCAAGAAATCCTTCAGACTTCCGCTTTGGTTTCACTTGCTTCTCTGGAGACTCCCATCTCAAGATTGTACTCCGTACAGTATTCTTGTTTGTATCAAACTTATTCGCAATTTCTTGGTATATTAAGCCAGAGTCCCTTAGCTTTAAAATTTCATCCTTATAAGGTTCAAGGAATCCCTTTTGGTGTCTTTTTACAGAAAACAAACCTGGAAACCTACGAATTAGAGTTTCTACAGTCACATGCAGCTTTTGTGCAGTTACTTCTTTACTGTGAGTTACTAATAGTGTTTTTACATCAGACTCATTTAGGATATGTTCGTCTCTTGCAGTCCACTTTATATTATTATTCAGGAGCACAGTCTTTACAATCCTTTCAGTCTGGCCAAGAGTATCAGCAATATCCCTTTTTGAAAGGGAAAGATCCTTTGCTAGGTCTTTTATGCTCTTTATTAGGGCAGGATCAAACTGTTTGGAGTGGAACATACGCATATGTTCAGACTTTGATGCACAAAGGACCAAGTTCTCAGGGGAATTATCGTGGCGAATATGGTTTAGGTGGTGTATCTCTTCCTCAGGGTGGAGAAACCTCCCTATTTCCTTCTCCTTCACAAAACGGTGTTCTTGGACAGATCCGTCTTTTGCAGAAAAGGGATGCTGGTTACATATCAACTGCACATACCCATAGTTACGATAACTACTTCTCTTATACAAATCCTTACCGCCATGAATCTGTACAAAAAGCTTCTTCATCATTTTCTTCTGTTTCTTCCTTTGCTTGTTCGCCATGTGAATCTCCTTTAGAGATGGTTGATTTTGAAGTGGAAGATGTCCACCATTACATTACTAGACTAAGTACCCGTGATAACGTCAGTATTCATGATACCTCTAATAAACATAATCACTATGATACAGGGGCAGTAAACAATAGTCAACTTAAAAATACCACCAATAGTCAGCAGCATATAATCAACTGCAACTGTTGGATAGGTTTCGAAGAATTGACGAATTGGGCCACTGACGAGTGTTACAAAATCATGATGTCGTGTAATCGTAGTGCGAATCCTGATGTCCCTAAAAAGTACCGTGCAAGCTGCAACCCCAGCGGACCCGGACATTGTGTCCCATTTGGTGAAGTACTTACTCCCACTGGCTGGAAAGACATAAAAGACATGCTTGTAGGTGATGCTGTATTTACTGTAAACTCTAATGGTACGTTAGTAAGTACCTCAGTGGCACAGGTGCATAAAGAAAACTATGTAGGTGAATTGAAGGAAGTCAATATAAAAGGTTCTTACCTGTGTTGCACACCTGGACATAAAATGCCGAAAATTGGTGGAGTACAGGATAATAGGAATTCTTTGTTCACCTTGTTGCCAATGAATGAGCTTCCAGGTGATACTGCTATTATACGCACAGTTAACTGGGAAGGGACTAAACTCCCAGAGATGATTACAGTACCAAAAAGAGAAGTTATTGGTAGGCGTAAAAGTAGACATACACACCATAATACTATTCCGTACACAAAATACCTACAACTACTTGGTTGGTTCCTGTCTGAAGGTGGTACTGGAATTAGGGATGAAGTAGTTGCAATTTCTAAATCAAAGAAGGTGCACCCAGAGCAGTACGCTGAAATAGATACACTGTTAACTGAGTGCGGATTCTACAGGAAAGGTAACGCACTGGCTGTGTACTCCCCTGATTGGTGGCAGCATTTCAATACGTTTGGTTCCTACACGGATAAGTACATACCAGAAGAAATAAAGAATAGTACTAAAGAAGAATTATCAGTATTATTTAGTTCCTTGATGCGTGGTGATGGTTCTTGGAAGAAACTAAATAAATGGCAAGATAGCGGTACATACTGGACTACTTCAAAACAATTAGCTGATGATGTTTCTGAGATCGCTTTGAAATTAGGGTTTAGGGTTAGATGCCTACAAGGTAAACGAAGTCATCAGAAGTTAATGCAGTATTCCGTAACATTTAGATCAACAGATTGTACTAAGCTGTATACAGGTAATCACAGGTATAATGTAGCAACTACAGCAAATAGAAAGAATGTACAAGATGTCCCTTTTTCAGGAGAAGTCTACTGCATTGGTGTAGAAGATACACATACATTCATACTAAGGCAAAAGGGTTCTGTATGGATTAGTGGTAACAGTTGGGTCAAACAACGCTTCATTGACATAGGGCCACCTCTGAAGATGTACACAGACCCCTTAACCGGTAAAACCCGTGTCAACATACCCTCATCACTAAAAGAGAACACTACGCTGCTTGAGGCTGATCCTACGTATGAAAAAACCATACTAGCAGCAGCAGCAGATGACCCAGTTAAGTATAAAGCATGGGTCCTAGGAGAGTGGGATATTATTGCTGGTGGTGCCTTGACTGATGTATGGGAACCAAAGATGCAGGTATTACCTACTTTTCAAATACCACGATCATGGAAAATATATAGAAGCTTCGATTGGGGTTCTACATCACCATGGGCAGTTACTTATGGAGCCGAATGTAATGGGGAACAGCCAGATAGTAGCTACGATGTGCCTGAAATACCTGCTGGAAGTATTATCATAATAGATGAAATATACGGTTGGACTGGTAAGGTAAATGAAGGTGATCAAGCAGTATCCCAAGAAATAGCTGAAAGAGTACTTGCAAAAGATGCAGCACTTGAGTTAGAATATGGGTGTAGGGTATACAATGGCCCAGCCGATACTTCTATCTATGAAGTACGTGATGGAACAAGTATTGGCGCAAACTTAGCTAAACATGGGTGCCATTGGACTCGTTCTTATAAAGGTTCAGGGTCAAGGGTTTCTGGTTTAGCATTGATAAGAACCATGCTGGCTGCTTCAAAACGTTGGGACATAGAAAAGCCTGGACTGTACTTCTTTGCTACGGCAAGGCATCATATTAGGACGTTCCCGCTTCTGCAGTACGATGAGAAGAAAACTGAGGACGTAGATACCCGACAAGACGACCATTTATATGACTGTCTAGTTGGGGATACACTAGTTCAAACAGACAAAGGTACCATTCCCATACAGAAATTAGTAGGCACCACTGGGAAAGTGCAGACCATAAATGGGGATTATACAGAATTTTACGATTGTAGGTTAGTACGTAAAGCTTCAGATTTAGTGCGCATCACTTTTGAAGATGATTCTAGTTATGAGTGTACTTTTAATCATGAATTCCTTACTACTAATGGTATGGTTAAAGCAGGTAATCTATTGACACTACCAGATAGGTACTGTATAGTTAGTCATCCAATGACTATACAAGGTGGAATTGAATGGCTAAAGTCAAAATTATCTCAGAAACAGCTCAAAAGTTTAAAGGTAAAGTGTACTGGAAGTGCGGTGAGTACTTTCAAAGGCATGGTGTCCGCTTACATAGGATTGTTTACGAATACCATTACGGGGAAATCCCTACAGGGTACCATGTGCACCACGTTGACGAGGACAAATCCAACAATAGACGCTCTAACCTTGAACTCCTTAAAGATAGCGAACATATGTCATTACATCAAAAAGGACACAATAGGGGTATGCCAAAAGAATGCCTTGATAAAGCAGCCGAATGGCACTGTAGCGCAGAAGGATCAAAATGGCATACAAAGCATTATGAGAGCACAAAAGAAGCCTTACACGCAAAAGTTACACGAGAATGCGCTTTCTGTAACAAAGCACATGAAACGCATTACTCAAAGTTGGAAAATACCTTTTGTTCAAATAAATGTAAATCAGCATACAGGCGGGAATCAGGGATTGACGATGTTGAAAGAGAATGTGTCATATGTTCCAAGGCATTTACAATCAACATGTACTACACAAGAAAAACATGTAGTAGCGCATGCAGCTCTAAATTCCGTTCTAAAAGTAAAAAAGGTATTAGTATTGCAAAAAGAAGCTGATGTTTACTGCTTAACTGCAAATGGGACTCATTCCTTTGCATTAGGTAACGGTGTGGTAGTTGCAAATAGTTGCCGTTACTTGCTTACAAGGAAGCTGTCAAAAATGAAACGTAGAAGGGTAAGGAACTAATATGATAAATGCATCAGCTACACCATTCTTAGGAACACAGACTGTTGAATCTAGTGGTGACCCTACCATTAAACACCCTGACTATTTACTCCAGCAAGCTGATTGGGAACGTGTCAGGGATGCTGTACAGAGTGAATCTGTTATAAAATCAAAAGGTGAGAAGTATCTACCACGACCAGCAGGTATGTCTGGTGAGTACGCATCTGCGTATGATGCGTACCTTGAAAGAGCTCACTATCCACAAATATGTGCTTATGCGTTACAGGGTGCCCTTGGTGTTATTATCACTAAGCTCCCTGAGTTTAATCTACCAAAACAACTTGAATACCTAAAGACTAACGCTACAAAAGATGGACGTACACTTAAACAGCTATTCATGGATACTGTTGTAGAGATACTGCTTACAGGCAAGTGCCCCCTTGTTGTAGACATTGTACCAGACACAAACCAATTTAAGTTCGTACAATACACTGCTGAAGCGTTTGTAAACTGGAAAGAGGATACTATTCACACTGAAAAGAGTATGATACTTGGTGTACTTCGTGAAGCTGTACCAAACTCTGAGGATATTTTCTCTCACGATACTGTAGACGTTTATAGGGTATTAGGTCTTGATCCAAAGGGTAACTACGTCTCAAGATTGTTTGAGAGTAATGGGTCAGAGATTATGGATAAGTTTGCGCAGCCTAATTACATGGGTAAGACACTTGATGAAATACCTCTTTTCGTTGCTGGTAGTATTAACAATAGTACTGCTGCTCAACCTATCCCACTTCTATCTGTTGCTAACTGTTCTATCCAAATTTACAGAAAAGAGGCTGATTTAGCAAACTCTGAATACCTTAGTTGTAACCCTACCCTTTGTATGGTCGGTGCCAGTAATGATGATGATCTACCAAATGTTGTAGGTTCATCTGTAATGCTTGTACTACCTGACCCTGCTGCACGGATATTCTACACTGTTACTGATACTGCCGCTCTTAAGCATGTGAAAACACATATTGATGATTTATACGATGAAGCTATTCGTCATGGTGTCGCTATTCTTGATACCCGTAAAGGTGTTGAGTCAGCTGAAGCCTTGCGTATTAGACAGTCTACACAGTCAGCAAGTATTTACAGTATATACCTTTCAGCCCTTACAGCCATCCTAGATGGCCTGCGTATGATGTGTAAGTGGGGTGGTGCCAATGCCAGTGAAGTCATAGCAGATGCACCTTCAGCCTTGACATACGGTATACCTGACTCTAATGTAATCAGGGAAATACTTGACGGGTTCGGTCAGAATGTAGTACCATTAAGCGTTGTACATAGATACCTTGTTGGTGCTGGGCTACTTGATCAGACTATAAGTGAAAAAGAATACCTCGCTGATCTAGTTGCCAATAAGAAGATATTTGATGCTGCTGGTTTGACTGTAAACCCAGATGCTACAAAAACTGCTGCTGAAATAGCTGAAGAAACTGAAGAGGTTGTACCAACTCCAGTTCCTACTGTTGTAGCACCAGCAGCACCAGTTGAAAAGAATGATGGACCTACTGTAAAAGAAGGCCCTACTGTACAAAAATAAACTGTGGAGAAATGACATGGCAGCAAAAAAGGGTGTGAACCCATTCGCTAAGAAAAAGGTTGAGGATAAGAAAAAGGTTGAGGATAAGAAAAAGGTTGGAGGTAAGAAAAAGGTTGAGGGTAAGAAAAAGGTTGCAGGTAAAAAGGGTGTAAACCCATTTGCTAAGAAGAAAAAATAAAGAAATACAATAAGGGTGCAAGGGGTTTTCCCTTACACTTCACGTGCGTATTGCACTAAGGGGACCTTGAGGGTCCTATATGCTGGAGGCATACAAAATGGATTTCGAGTTTATAGAAGACGAAACTTTACGGGCAGAAACAAAAGCAAAGTACGATGCAAGTATGGTGGCCGTAGAAGAAGGTCTGCAAGCAAAGATTGATGCTGCAACTGAAGGTCTTATGAATAAAAACACTGAGCTCCTGGGCGAGAAGAAAACTATCGCTGAAAAACTTGCTCTTTTTAAAGATATCACCGACCCTGAAAAAGCTATGGAGGCATTAAAATTCATTACTGAAAATGAAGATGCCCAGTTGATCCGGGATGGTAAAGTAGATGAATTGATTTCAAAGCGTACCAGCACCATGCGCCTTGATCATGACAATGCGTTACAAGAACTTACTGAGAAGCTTGCTCTGTCAGAAGTTAACGAAGCTGACTACAAGCAGAAGTACGAAACCAAGCTTATGAATGATGCAATGCGAGCAGAAGCAAATAAAGCTGGTGTCCGTCAGGAAGCTATTACTGATATCCTCCTACGTGCTACAAGCATCTTCACACTTGACAGCACAGGGGCCCCAGAAGCTCGTGATGTAAAGGGTAACTTGGCTAAGGATAAAGATGATAACGTAGTAACACCATCAACTTGGATGGAAGAACTTAAAGCGACTTCACCTCATTACTGGCCTGTATCTGAAGGTGCTGGTGCACTTGGTGGACCAATTGCAGTAGATGCTGATACTACTGCTAAGTTGGCACATCTTGCTAAAACTGGTAATATGAAAGATTACCGTGCTTTACGTAATAAAATGAAAGCGGCTTAAGCAGTACTGGAGGCCACCATTTAGATGCACTAAAATTTAGTATGGGGATTTACAATGATAAAAACATTTATTTTTGACGCACGTGGGTTTCAGAAAGGGTTGGGTGGCACAATTGATGCGGCAGTTAATGCATGGGTTACTGCAGAATCACCAACTTCTATTGATAACATGGATATGTCTATGGGTGAAACTACTCTAGTAATAGTCATTTCTTATACAGAATAGGAGGTATGCTATGAGTACTGTGATTAATAAAGCCCCAAAATTTAAGGCATTCGTTTACGATGCACGTGGGTACGCAAAATCTACAATGGAAGCCGATTTGGCTGCATGGGGGGTCGCTGCTGCTCGCCACACACTTTTGTATGATACAGGCACCGTGATTTTTGTAGTTGGTGAAATAGTATCTGGTGCAACTGGTGTGGCTGTTGTTACTGGACTAGAAGTTGGTTCTGATGCAACAAGTGGCACATTGTTCCTTGATGTAACAACAGATGGTTTTGTTGGTGGTGAGGTATTAACTGGCAGTATTGCTGGTGCTGCTTCTGTGCAACTTGCTGCTTCTGCTGTGGCTATACCATTAACCATTGGTAGTGTACGTGTATCTACTAATGAAGAGTGTATAGTAGCATGTGTATCATACTCTGATCAAGAACAATCTTAATTAAAACGGTATAGGGAA